AGAAACGTTGTTAAATCAACGTTTTATTTTTTCAAGTTGTAGAATGATTTCAAACCACGGTATTCTGTTAGTACAGTTTTAAATGCGTATATAATAGGAAGAAAACCTGTCAAATAAGGATATATGCGTGTAAGATATAGACGCTAAAATACATATAAAGTTACTAAAGTTTACACTTATTGCCCCTTATTTGCCCCTTTTTTAAAATATAAAAGACTTGGCAGCATGAGCTACCAAGCGGCATGAAAAAAACAAAAACATTGAACGTTAAAGTCCATCTATAGTGTACCTCTATTTAGATTAAATGTCTAATGCTATTCACAAAATAAAAAACCCCGACTAAAAGCCGGGGGACAGTTCGAGGAATTTATCGAAAGACGCCAAGTATTCCGAAGAATATGTTATCACTTATCGTGGAGATTAGCAAATATGAAAAAGAGCTATGAGATAACCTCGTAGCTCTTTGCCTATGATGGATAGATATATTATACCAAATAAAAAAAGCCCCAGCAAATGCTAGGGCTTCGACCACTACCACCATGATTTCCGAACTGTGGTCTGTCGGGAGGTGATATACTCCTTTTTTTAGTTTATAGTTTTCGTGGTCTGGCTTAATTATTCGTAATAGTTAACAAGGTCGTCTTTATCCCAACATGAGAGCCAAACCGTACCAAATTGGCCAAACTCGAAATGTCGGTAATAATAGCCGCCATAATAGCCACCGTCAGCCACGTCAGTGATGTTAGTTTCATCACCAGCAAAAGAGAAGAACATTCCAGCTTTGAAGTCTTGGTCTGCACCGTCTGGCAAGTCGTTGCCGTCAGCATCTACCCAATTAACCATTGAAACAGGAATACCATTCTCTGTCCAGTCGAATCCAACGGGTGCTAAATAGTCACATTTGATTTGCCAAATGCCGTTTACACATTTGACTTCATTGGCTTCATAGTAAGCCTTCGATTGTGGTACTACCGCAGTATTAGCTTGATTGTTGGTTTGAGGTGCAGTGTCAGCATAGCGCCAAACTTCGATATAAGCTGGCTGATTCCATCCGTAGTAATCATTCCAAGGGTAAGTATTGATAGCTTGCCCTGCTGCTCCTTGAGTTGAGAAGTCGCAACTGATGAAGTATGTATCATCAATCATGACACCAACGTGTCCACCAGCTCCACCAGAGCTAGACATATCAGCACCCCATGACATCAAAACGATATCGCCTGGCAATGCGTCCCATGATTCATTACGACAAACACGATAGAAACCGTTGTTTGATAATTGCTGACCAAGGGTTACTGTCGATGGTAGCCCTTGAATACCGATGCCGGCTTCTTTTAAGGCTTGCGATACAGACCCAGAGCAGTCAGCCGTCCCGTCTGTACCATTACGGCTTCCAAGCATCGAGTAAGTCAATAGTCCTCGATGGCTAACAAACCAGTTAATTAGTGATTGTTGTACACTCATTTAAGTGCCTCCTTATAATTATTTTTGAATAGCTTGTTTAATCTCCGAAAGCATTCTCTCCAACTCTTCGACCTTCTGTTTTAAAGCGTCAATTTCGCTTGTTGGTAGTTGAGATTTTGTGACAAGTGGGTCTTCCGCCCATTTATTTTGTTCCATTACCTGTTGGAAAAAGTTATTATATGTCGGAAATAACCCATACGCTTGATTGATAGTCAACGATGAAGATTGTTTCCCTTTAATTTCACCAATATCGCGGCCAATGGCTTCAATGACCTTGCTTAAATTGCTCATAATTCAACCTCCTTAGAGGGTGTTTTTAGCAGTATTATAAACGCTCACCAAATCTTCAGTTTCAATAGCTGTGATACGATTACCAAGTTCTGTAAGTTTAGTAATAATACCAGAATCAACATTACCACCACCAGTGGCGATTTTATCAGCAAGCTCTTTAAGAGTATCGAGCTCTTCAGGAGCACCACCGATAAGGTCTGTTTTAGCTTGTGCAATTGCAGTGTTAAGTTGCTCTTGAGTGATGCCGTTGGCGGTCACTTCACCTTTCTCAGCCTTGCCTGCTAGGGTTGTTTTAATTTCTTTGATATCAGCACCCACAGCTTGTGCAAAATCGTGTAATTTACTCATTTATTTATCCTTTCAAATTTTAGCTAGATTGTAGACATTAACGAGGTCTTCCGTGGATTCACTGCCACCACTGATTAACCCAGACTCTCGCAATTCATCCGCTAGTAGTTTTAATTTAGGGCTCTTGCCCGATGGAATAGCACTGTCTGCATTCAGTGAGTTCTTCACTTTAACCTTAAAATTGTTAGATGGGAAGATATGCCCATTCAGTTTAAGTTCGAGATAGTAAGTGCCAGTAGCCACCACGTTCCCCATTGAGAATGAAAAACGCCCATTTTCAACGGTGACATCTTGATAGAGTGCCACGGTTTCGTCATTCGACAGTGTGAGCTTACCAGTGCCGGACAGTTCCATGCGTTTGCCATCGTAACCCAAAATTTCAAAACCAAAGACTGAGGTAATATCCCCACTTTTGAGAATGTCACCTCCTTCGATTTGGTTAATAGAGGTCATGAGTTTAGCCATAGGCTAGTCCTCACGTGGTTCGTGGTAATTCAATGCTCGTTCGCTATCAGCTACACCCTTAGTGGTTGGATCAGTAACGATACCCAAAATAACCAAGATAACAACGAGAGTATTGACACCCTCTTGGATGTTGCTAGGGATTGTAAGTCCAAACTGTTGCAACATGAGAAATACTGCTGAGATAAGAGCTACCAAAGTAGCTTTGTTTTGTAAGCGAAGTTTAAAATTAATCATTGTCATTATTCTCCTTTGTTTCTTCCGAGTTAAGAAAAAACTTCTCTTTGTCGATGTTTCTCTTAACATATTTGTCGATATAAGGGATTTCAACCCCTAAAGCTGATAGACTAGCCAAAATACTAGAGCCGTAAGCGGCAATCATAGCAAAGATAAATGTATCTAGTACACCGCCCAGATTCATGAATACTGCGAACGGATAGAAGATGGCTACAAACGTAATCATGGCAGTATGACTGACTAGCCCTTTACGAAATTTTGAGCTTGAAAACTCATGAGCAGCCCAAGCCCTAGACACTCCGATAACGATATCGCTGAAAATAATAATCATCAGCAGGAACACCCATAAATGCTCATCAATACCGTGTGCGTAGAAGTCTCTGACCACGTCGAAAACCCCAAAAATGCCGTCTGGTTTTTGTACCATTACGCCCCCTTCGGTTTGAATAGCCATGCTGTAGCAACCCCGTTATTTTCTAGTTTGCCCCCTTTTGCAAAATCAGCGAACGGTTGATTATCGTAAGTGAAAGAGCCGTTAACTTGGATAAGCACCAGTTTGCCTTCTCCGTCCACTTCTTCGTGGTCCGGGGCTTCGATAGCGAAGATATCCCCGGCGTTGAACACACCGCCTTTTTTAGCGACTGGCAACAATTCCAAGTATTGCTTGTAGATTGTGCCATACTGGATATTCTGGCTCATTACCGCATTGAGAATGGACACGTTAGCGATTTTACGAGTAAGTTCGCCTTGTTCAGCGACTTTCTCAGCTAAATTCAAGCGGCTGTCAAGGTCTTTAATAGATTCCTCTGACTTGGCTTGGTAGCGTGCCAATGCTCCAGCAGGGTCCAACTCAGTCGCTAAGATATCCAAGATAAGCTGGATTTTAGCTTCATCCGTCTTGTTGGTGTGGTCGCCCGGCACATCACGGGTCAACCACGTCGAGCCATCTTTGGACTGGATAGCAATCCTCGTAGTTGTCGGGTTGGTCAGATAGCTTGATGTGACACTGAAATTAGATTTGTTCATTATCCACTCCTTTCTGTGCTACCTCGTTAAAGAGGTCGTTAAGGTCTGAATCAGACGCTAGTACATTTTGATAATGTTCTAGTTGTGATTTGACCTGCTCCAGTTCGCTAACTGTTGCCTGCAAGCGAGCTTTAAACTCAGCTTTTTCAATCGTCAAATTAGCGTTCTGGCTTGCGATATCTTGAATCATTGATGTGTAAATTTGTTCGTTCATAAAATCTCCTTTTACAACACTGGCATGTGGATGCCGTAGTTATTGTAACCATGCTGAATGAGTGTTTTAAGCTCGTTTGGCATTTTGATATTTCCTTCGAAGTGTTTGAACATTCGCCAAACCGCTGCAAGAGACTCTGTGATATTGATTGCTCCAGTGCTAAAATCTTTCCCGTTTTTCGGCGTCGCAAACTGGACTGACCAAATCTGTGAATCTTTTTCCATCATGCCCGGACGAAGTCGTTGCGTTACCGCATCTAAATCCCATCCATCGTTAGTAAACGTATGTCTAAAGTATGTTCTATCACCATAGAGATGCAATGTATCGATATCGTTGTTAGTGTTGTTTTGGATCACAACACCAGAAAACGTCGTAGCATTGTAAGCGTCCGTCCCTTCTCGGTTAGAACCGATAATAGTTTTGGAACGATAGTTGCCTTGGTCGATGCTTGTCTCGTATCGGATAAACTGCGCAGGATATCCGGGCTGAACACGTCTGATTGAAGCGGTATCTGCTCCCATTTGAAGATAGTTGCTATTCAAATCGAAAAACATTGAACCGTTTAACGATTCAATCCGTCCGCCTCGATAATTAAGACCAGTAAACGTGCCACTAGTAACGCTTGAAGCGTTTAGATTGACAACATCAACCAGTGAAGCGTTTAAGCGCCCGCTAGTGATTTTACTTGCTGATAATTCTCCAATTTTAGCCGAGCTAATGACACCATCTTCGATGTAAGTAGAACCAGTGATTTGAACCAGTTTACCGTCGATTTTAACCGAGCCGTCTTTGTTAAGATTGATTTGGTTGAGTACATCCCCCGACCTTGTTAGGTTCTTGACCGCCCATGAACCAGCAATCTGCGACATTTCGGACTTGGTGGCTTCAAGTCCGGTGTCTAGCTTGTCTAGTTGCTTATTAGTAACACCGAGATTAAACGCCCACTTATCTTCGAGATTTTCAACCTTCCAAACAGTACCCTTGGCCTCTTGGATAATCTGAGAAATAGACTGCCCATGTTCGCCAATAGTACGGCTGAAACTGTCAACAGTCGATTTGATTTCATTGAACTTAACTGTCACTTCTTGATTTGCATCTTTTGGCGATGGTTGCCAAGCACGATCCATAGTCCCCTCGTAGCAATCCAGTTCAGTGAAGAACAGCAATGACTGACTGCCGTTGGTAGTACCAGTATTATCGATACGGATAAAACCTTCATCGCAGTCGCCGGAGTTAAAAGTGAAGTGAAATTTCTTAACACCGCTTGTGGATGGCGAACCATCGAAATGCTTGATGTTAACTACTTTGCTAAATGTTTTAGTTTCGTTTGACTTGCGCCCAAGAAAATAGATATCCATCCCCTTTAGGTTACCGCCTGCCAAAATCGAAACATTAAGGGAATAAGTGGTATTTCGTTTCACTGGAAATCTCATCGTAGCGCTAGGCGTTGTTGTTGTTGTTGTTGTTGTTGTTGAAAGCAAAAACAACGGCTTAGAACCGTTGTAATAGAATGAATGACTTGACACAGATAAATTCGAGTTAGGCTGCGATGCTTCCCAATAGCCCCAGCAGTCCAGGCTGTCCGGAAAAGCTGAGTTACGGATCAAGTTCTCACCACCAACAGAAAGCGTGTCAATTGACGGAATCTGCTTCTTGACCTCGCTAATAAGCTGCGTTGTCCCTTGCTCAGACTGTTGGATAAGGTTTGTTACAGCCGTAGCCGTCGCAAAACCTTTGTTATCAACAAGTCTATTGACGTCAGACTCTTTCAAAAAGCCTTTGCTATCAATAGCACTGTCTAGGTCAACCCTAGAGATTTTAGTCTCAATCTTGCCAGCTAGCGTGCTGATTTGTGTTTCAGCGTTTGTGACTTTATTTCCAAGATTGTCAAAATCAACTCTTGAAACCTTTTGGGCGATAGAATCGGCTGTAACACGTAATTCTGCGTTAGTCTGGTTGATTTTACGCTCTAATTCTTGGCCTTTAGACACGGCACTGTCAGCCGTAGCTTTGGCCGTTTGAACTTCTGTCCGGTCTGCTTTCAAACTGATTTTGTTATCAGTCTGAGTGATTGCGGTACTATTAGCCGCTACGCTCTTAGACAGTTTGTCGAAATCAGTTTTCGATACTTTCGACGACACTTCACCGACCAATTGATTGACCGTAGTTTCAGCATTAGTGATACGGCTATCTGTTTCAGATTGCTTCTGAGATAACTGACTGACACCCTGCTCGGTCTGTGTTATCGTCGTTTTAACCGTGCTTATTTCAGCTTCGGTGTCCTCTGGTGCTACTGTATGCTGCAAGGGAATGAGCGTACCTCTGACAAGCATAGGTGGTTTGATTTTCAAATAGCCGTTTTTAACAACCGTAATATAGAACGGCCATTCACCGAGGGCAATGTCCTTACCGGCAGTGAAAATCAGCTTAACGTCAAACCACTCATTTTTGAGGTCTGTTGGGATATTGTAAGCAACTAGATTGTCATTGTTTTTATGATTTTTAATGATAATCATAGCGCCACGGTCAATGTCTACCCCGCTGTCAATGTAAACCGGAACCAAGAGTGAGAATGTTTCACCGGCTTTGATTTCTGGAATAGCCATGTTCCATGAGATACCACCATAAACATCATTCGAATAGCTATGAGACTTGATTAGGAAAGATTGCCCGTCCGTAGTAGTAGTAGTAGTATTTCCGCTTCCTCCGGGTTGACGGTGTAGATTCTCGAAGTCTGCTGATTTCAAAATCAAGTTACGACTGCCAAAATCTGTCGGAATCTTACTGTCCACACGGCTAATCTCAGTAGTGATCTTATTTCCTAGTTGAGTGATTGAGCTCTCAGCCGTCGCAAGTCTCTGAGTAGCATTATTAAAATCACTTGTCTTCACTCGTTGGCTAATCTCGTTAGCTTGCTGAGTGATACGACTTTCAGCGTTCAGCACTCGATTATTGACATTGTCAAGTTCTTGCTTATTGGCTTTGGATGCAATCATGTCCGCTTGCTGAGTGATAGACGTTTCAGCACGATTCACACGCCCTGTCAGCGTGTCTACGTCCTGCTTGTTGGCTTTCTGGCTGATTTGCCCAGCCTGCACTGTCAACGAGCTCTCAGCCTTGTTTAGACGCCCAGAAACAGCGTTGACTTCCTCTTTGCTAGCTTTGGCTGAAATTTGCCCTGCTTGCTGTGTCAAAACCGTCTCAGCATTAGACACGCGCTGACTGACTTTGTCAACGTCTTGCTTGCTAGCTACTGAAATAAGAGCGTTATTGATTTTGGCAAACTGTACTGACGTATCGTTTGACAATGTACCAATAGAACCCTTTAGAGCTTCAACTCTCTTTTCAGTCTCTGATAAGTCCGTGTTTAGCGTACTTTTAGCATTATCAACCAGTTTGACAGCTTCTGATAGTGCGTCTTTTTTAGATGCAGCAATCTTCTTCTCTGTCTCTGCACGCTCGACGGTGTCCAAGTAACGAGCTTCTGCGATAGCTTCACTCTTAACGTCGTTTAAGCGGTTAAAAGCGTCCTCTGCGGTTGATTTAGCTGAACTAGCTAATGTTTCCGCATTAGTAGCCTTGGCTGTGATTTCTGCAACCACTCTGTCGTGTTCCGATTGCTGTTTAGCCATGTTAGCTGCGACTTTTTCAAACTCTTTTTTGATTTTGTCTTGCAGGCCCGTGCCGTCCCACGTTCTCAATACCTCTTGCCACATTTCACCGGTCCAGCGATACATGATGGTGTGCCCTTCGTGTTCTGGGTCCGGCTTGTACCAAGAATCATTGATTAAGACTTGCCCTGGATGTGACTCTGTTGGATCAGTGCTTGTGTACCAGTTATGGTTAAAACCATTAGCGGACGGGATAAACTCTGGCAGTTTCTTGACAAACTCAGTGAACTCACCAGCTTTAAACTCGTCGAGTGCTTTGTTCACGGTACTCTGCACCTTCGCATCGTTGCTTTCGCTAACTCGGTCCCCTAACTTAATGTCGCTAGATTCATTGTTTAAGCGGTTGAATGTGATTTCAAAGATGCGTGTATCATAATCAAGGTGTCTGTCATGTCGGACAACTCGGATAGTGTCCCCGATTTGAACGCCCTTGAGGTAAACCGTTGATGTTTTAAGTGTCAGCTTAGGTCTTGAAGATTCAATCAAAGCCTCGTAAGTCTGCTTGATAAGTTCATTCTTGTCTTCTTCCTCGCTAAATTCGACAAACCCAATCTTAGGGCGCATCTTGCCGTCTGGTTGTTTAATGCCGTATTTAGCGGTCATTTCTGGAATTTCAAGGTACTTCTGGCCAAGGGGCTTGTCTAGTGGGTCACCTTTGGCTTTTGACCAGACAATTTCCTCGAAGTTGATTTTACGACCATAGCCGTCAGCATCTTTACCGGTGTCTTCTGCTGAGCTGACTTGCTCCCCCTTACCTCGCCCAACTAAGGCGGTGTATAGGTTTGTTTTTTCAACCTCTTGCAGAATCTCTAGGGCGTTATGTCCGTAAACTACACGCTTACCGACTGCTTCACCTATTTTGCGCTTGAAATCAATGTATCTAGCACCAATCTGACTGCCGTTCATTTCAACAAAGAACTGCATTTCTAAGCCCCAAACCTTACACACTTTTTTCAATGCGTCAAACGTGGAAATGTAATAGAAATTAGTGCTCTTTGGGTTTGTTTCAGCAACGAAACGAGGGGACCAGTTCGTCCCGGTTAAAAGCCATTCAATGACCGGTCTGGCACGTTGGTCCGTTGGACGCTTGTCGTAAACGACTGTCTTGCGTAATTCCTCAATACCAGACTGAACACCGATAAGCGTTGTGATATCCCCTTTGGTATTCCCTTGGGCGATATAGAAGTAATGGAATTTATGGGTATCGTCGATTGACTGGATAGCCATGTATTCCAATTTTGCCAGCTCGTCATCCCTCAAGGCTTTCATTTCGACAGTCAAGCGGTCTGAAACGTAATTTTCAGTGGTAAGACTGAATTTTTGCAAAGCCGTCTTAATTGCAGGTTTGCGAATAATCTTGATAAGTTTTTCGTCCTTATCGAATAAATAGATCATAGACTTTCATCCCTCCACTGAACTTCACGAATCGCCACGTTTTTCCCGCTCAATCTGTCACCGTCTTTCACATAAAACTGCTCTAGTGGGCTAAAACGTTGTAATTCACTTAGGATATTACGACCATCATAAGTAGCAGTCACTTCTTCGTCGCCAAATTTAATGACGATTTCCTTGTTAGCTGCATAGCTACCTTTGAATGACAGCTTGGTTTGCCCGTTGATGATTTCGAATTCTGTTGCCGCTGTCGATGTCATGGCTACAATCTTCTCGGGTATTACCTTCTTAGCGTAAGTTAGATAAACAACGTCGTTAGAACGCTCTGGAACCCGTTTTTTATAGCCGTCTGGCACTAGCAAAACGAAACTGCTAATGACTGAAAGCCTATCTTCCTCGACTTCGTCCGCTTCCTTGAATATTGCGTAGTAAGTGAAATCCGGCTCATCATCAAAAGTTACTTCAAGATAACCGCTAGGCCCTACCTCTCTCAAAATGCGGTTAAGCTCTCGGAAAGAGGTCCTCATGACTTGGCTAGTAACCGTAGTTAACTGATACTTAACTTCAATCTCACGCTCTGAATCGTTGACACTGTCCACCCAAACACCACGGCGCCCAGGAACTCGAGTGGTTGAAATTTCACGGTTAAGCAACGAACGCCCCTTAACTGTAAGTTGTCGATACCCTTGGATGATATCTTCAATTGGTGTTCCGTTGATACGCATGTTATCAACTGGCGCTCTTTGCAGCACCGTTGATTCCGTGCGCTTCAATGAAGCATAATCATACATTAGCTAAAACCTCTTTTCTCTCTTAATAGTTATCAAGCATTAATTCCATTGATTGAGCGTTAGTGATGTCCTCAGTAAATGCTCTGTAAGTTGTATCACCCATTTTAAGCACGATGTCCGCTGCTTGTTGAGTAACTGACATCTTGCCGCCGTTGAATGAAACAGATGGATCATACCCTGCTAATCGACCTAACTGGCCGTCCATGCTACCAAGCTCATCAGTGATAGCTCCGTTGATATCTTGACCAGTGAATGCGTCGATAGCACCTTGGGCCATATAGCGCATTGAACGGGCTACTTGATCCGCTTTACTGTCGATACCGATGATGAAACCTTTATCCGTGTAGATACCGAATTGACGGAACACACGGGATGGTGATTTGATACCAAGCAAGGCTTTAGCTCCATTAATCGCATTACTTACCGCGCCTTTAACTGCCGAAATCAGCTTGCCGGCTGCGGATGTAACCCCGCTAACGAAACCGCTAATCAATTGAGAACCGACGCTTGCAGCTTGTCCAACGAATCCACGGGCTGCACTAAGTGCACCACTAAACGCTGAGCGGACCGCTGAAATGATACGCTGACCGGCACTTGTTACCGCTGAGACAACGGCACTAAATCCGCTAGTGATAGCTGATTGAATTGAGCTCATGGCACTTGTTACTGCTGATCTAACAGCGCTCCATGCTGAGCTGATAATGCTCTGAACAGAACTCATGGCACTTGAAATGATTGACTGGATAGATGACCATGTGCTTGATACAGTGCTAGCAATCGCACTCAATACGCTACTAATAAGCGACAAAATGGCATTCCAAATCGCACTGATAGTGGCTTGAATAGCTGACATGATTGACGAAATAGCCGCTTGAACTTGCGAGAAGTTACCAGTAACCAATCCGACAATAGCAGCTAATACACCAGCCAAAACAGCTTGAATCCCCGTCCAGATAGCGTTCCAAATTGCTTGAATAGCTGACAAGGTGCTTGAGATAATGCTTGAGATACCGGCCATGATAGGTGACAGAATAGACATGATTGTATTCCAAACTGTTGAAAATACTGTCTGTATAACTGTCCATGCTGCTGACCAAATGGATTGAATCACGGCAATACCAGCACTAATCACATTGCCAATTGCGGTCATAGCTCCACCAGCGATTTGTTGAAGCAATGCCCAAAGCGTTTGGAATGGAATAGCTAACAATGCCCATGCTGCGTTCCAGATTGCGAGAATGAATTGAATCCCCGCTTGGATAATCGGACCAATAGCATTGATACCGATTGAAACAAGTGACTTGATGCCTTCCCAAACAGTAGACAAGATAGTTTTGAGTGTTTCCCACGCTCCAGACCAGTCACCTTGTAAGATTTGCATAGCCATCTTAATGATGTTTAACACGATTTCAAGAGCCGTGGAAATGACAGTGGTAATAAGTTGCCAAGATGTAGAAAACAATGTAATAAGCAAATTCAAACCAGTTTGAACCACTGGGAGAATGGCGTTCATGACGCTTTCAATTATTCCCTTAAACATATTCCAGTAAGTCGTCGCCGTTTGCATAATCAAGGCGTGGTTTTCGTTCCAGAATGAAGTCAACTGACCCCAAATTGACATGACAAACGACACAATGGCTTGAACGGCGTTAGTGATTGCGCTCTTGATAGTTTCCCAAATTGCAATGACTTGCGAACGGAAACTTTCGCTATTGTTCCATAGATCAATAAGTGCAGCTACTACCATCCCGACTGCTAACGCAATCCCAGCGAACGCAGCAAGTGAGGCAGCAGAGACACCCTCTACAGTAGAAGCGAATGAAACCATAACAGACTCACCGCCTTCGAAAGCCATTGAGAATCCTTCTACCGCTTCCGTAGCTGTCGAAAAGATTCCTAAGAACTCTCCGATAGTGCTAATTGCAGAAACGACGTTACCCACCCACGTTATCAGTGTACCGAGGGCAAATATTACCGGCCCTACAGTACCGATGATTAAGGCTGTCCATTTAACCCAGCCGTCAACTGGCAGATTGTCCCAGATAGTCCCTAGAACACGCACCACATTGTCTTTAAACGTGATAATAGTCTGCTTCATGTTTTCCATGAGCGTCTTGATATTAGCTTCGTTATTACCAAGGCCAGCCACCAAGTTCTCAGCGGCTGCTTTCATGGAATTAAACGAACCCGAAACAGTTGTACTTGCTTCTTTCGCAGTCGTTCCGGTTACTCCCAATCTGTCTTGAGTAATACCGATGGCATCAATCAAGGTGTGGAATGGAATATCACGGATATTGTCAGCTGTAGCTTCAAATTCGCCATTCAAGACACCAGACTCATTGACCAAACGAGCCATTTCGGACATGGTACCACCATACACGGTACATATTCGCTGTGATTCGCTAAATCACAACCGTCTTTTGAAGACTGCTCTATGTCGCCATAGAGATTAGACTATCTCTTATGTATTAAATACATCCTAGCGCTTCGGCTCGCTTGAGCCTACTCTACTCCATTAAAAAAACACCCTTTCGGATGTTTCTTCTGTTTCGATAGTCGTTACACTTTCCTATTTCTAGGCTTAGCACGGTATTGTCTACGCTACACGGCGTAGAGTTTCACCGTTTTCACTAGGTTTATACTCGGCTATGGTTTTTCTACCGAGTTTCAAGTTGTCCAGCATTGAATAGTTGTCCTTGGCAAAGCCTTGATAAGCGTTTTGAATATCGGTCATGTTAGTACCGAATTTATTCGCATTATCAGACATTTGGACAAGCGCTTTATCCCCATACTTTGCAGCCTTGGCAGTATCACCGCCTAGACCTTGTAGCAAGGTAGCTGAGAACGACGTCACCTGCTCCATGTATCGATTAGCAGATACACCAGCCGTTCTATATGCTCGGTTGGCGTTCTCGATGACGTTGGTTCCCTCACGGTCCATTGTGTTATAGAGCGCTTGGGCTTGTTGTCTGGTCATGCCGTAGTCTCTGGCTAGGGTGTTGACGCTTGAACCATTCTGTTTGAACAACGTAGAAACACCACCCAAAGATTGCTCAAGGTCTGCATAACCTTTGATTACGGCAGTTAACCCACCGACCATCGGCAGTGTGAAAGCTGTGGTCATTCCAGCTCCGACTGACTGCATGGCACTACCGACTGACTTTAAACTGCTACCAACTTGAGCAAGCATGCCCCCAGACTGATTTCTCAAATCAGCAAGGGCAGACTTGGCAGCATTGACACCATTGGTGAAGTCGCTTGAGTTGGCACGTAATATGGCCGTAACGTCAAAAGATGCTCCCATTAACTACCCCCTTTCTTTGTTTGATTGATGATCCTATTCTTATCAGCTAACGAGAGCGCTCGACTTCTAGGCGCAGTGTCCTCTGGTTTAAATATTTTACTGAACTCTTTTTCATGGTCATAAAACTCATTAAAGGTTCTGTAAGCTGAGCGAACACTCTTGCCCTTGCCTTTGGTAGCTTGCACGGTCTGGTTATACCATGCTTGAATTGCTGCGTTAAAGCGGATGTCCTCTTGTTTAATTGCGTAGGCGGTGTTATACACCTCGAACTCAACAAGCGTTGTCCTGGCAGCTTCGACGTAGCTCATGCCGTGCCTTGCAATCAAGAGGGCCATTGCGTCGTCATAGCTGAAATCATAATCTGGTTGACTTTGCCCTACTCTTGAACGTT